CTTGGCGGTGCGAAGCTGACGGGTGATCTTGCCGGTGAGCTCGGCGCCCGCGTCGTCCGGATCGGCCCAGGTCCACACGCGGTTGAAGCCGGCGAGCATCCTTCGGTGCCGGCCGAACCACATGTTGGCGCCGGGGATGGCGACCGCAGGCAGGCCGAGCTTGTTCAGGATGATGGCGTCGAGCTCGCCCTCGGTGACGTGGATCTCTTCGCCTGCTCGGTGGACGGCGCCCACGTGGAACATGCGGGGGATGTCGTCCTTGATGGTGTTGTACTTGCCGTGGAAGTAGTCACGGTGGTTGTGCTCGGACAGGCACCGGAAGCGGACGGTGAGCGGCTGGCCGTCTCGTCCGAGGTAGGGGATGGCGAGCATCCCGCGGTACTTCTCGTGTCCGGGCGCCGGGTCGGCGACGATCCCGAGCCGGAAGGCCAGGGCCTCGTCCCGCCCGATGCCTCGCTTCATCAGGTAGGCAGCCGTCTCGGCGGTGAGGTGAGCCTGGTAGGTGGCGACTGCCTCCTCCAGCATCTCCTTCTGGGACGTCGAGAGAGGCGTGAGCGGTTCGTGCTCGGCCAAGCTGGTTCTCCTCCTTACTTGCGCTTCCAGGCCGGCACGTAGCCGCCGCCTGGCTTCTGTCCGGGCTTCTTGCCCGCTGCCTTCCGGCCGCCTCCGTAGCGGCTGGTGTAGCTCGTCTCCTTGGCGACCGCGCCTTCCTCCAGGCCGTGCTCCTTGGCGTATGCCTTGGCCTGCTTGAAGTCGATCGCCTTGCCGAGCTGCATGTCGTGGTACTTCTCGATCAGCGTGAAGCTGTCTCCTCCGTTGGCGCAGGAGTGGCAGTTCCACAGCCCCTCGTCGAGCCGGTAGCTGAACGAGGGGGTGTTGTCGTCGTGCAGGGGGCACTTGGCCATGCCCGCGTTGCGCTGGTCGTTGAAGTCCACGTCGAAGTGGTGCATGACTGAGTCGAGCAGGGGCTTGCTGTCCGAACCGCCGCCCTGGTCGGCGTCGATGCGGTGGAACCTCATGGGTGCGTCACCTCCAGGGCCTCCTCGACGGCGAGGATCAGGGCCAGGTCGGAGTCGGGGTCTTCGATGTAGGCGAAGAACGCTTCCGTCTCGTCGTGCAGCGCATCGAGCTCGGCCTGGGTCATGTCCCAGCCCATGAAGCCGATCACTGCGGGTCCAGCCCGAGGTAGTCCTCGACGGTCGTGAGCACGAACGCCTTGCGCCAGTTCTTGCCGCGCCGCTTGACGACCACGATGGACTCGACGTCTTCGAGGTCCAGGCCGCGGTGCTTGGCGAAGTTCTCGCGCTCGACGATGGCCTCACCGAGGAAGACGCCGGGCTCGAACTTCGCGTTCTTCGCCTCGATCACGAGGTACTTGCCGTCGCCCTCGCGGACGACCATGTCGCCCTCGTCCTCCTTGCCGGCCAGGCGCAGAGACTCGACGTCGAAGCCCTCAGTGCGCAGGCCCTCGCGCAGGTCGGTCTCCCACTGCGCGCCGACCCGCTTGTTGCGCTTGTTCCGTGCCGCGATGCTGTTGCTCAACTTGCACACCACCTCCCAGTAAAACCGGGCGGGTGCCCGGCAGTATCTTGCGACAGTATCACACTACGACCCGAGACTCAACGCGACCTTGGTCGGCGACCACTCTTCGGCAGGCTTGGCCTGGGCCGCCTGCACGATGGCCCGCTTCTCCGCCTTCGCGAAGCGCGTGTACTCCGGCTGGCAGATCATCGTGGCGTAGCGGCCGGCGGTCGGGTCACACGGGCCCATGCGCTGCTTGATGCACGCCACGTTGTAGGCCAGCGACGTCGGGTCCAGGGCCACAGACAGCGAGAGCTCGGGCTTCTCGGACAGGCCGCCCTTGACCTGGTCACGCGACGGGGGAGCCCAAGGGTTCGTCTTGGCCTCCCAGTTCTTGTCGCTCGCGTGGTGCAGGATGATCACCGTCGCGCCCGTGTGGCGGGCCAGCTCGGTGCAGCCCTGCATCACGGCCATCTGCTCCGTGTAGTCCGACTCGGCGCCCTCGAAGTCCATGAGGTTGTCGAACACGATCACCTCGGGGTACCGGTCCCACAGCTCGACGTACGCCTCCAGCTCCTCGTCGACCGCCCGCCAGGTGATGGGCGAACCGAACGAGAAGGTGATGTTCGAGTCGGCCAGCGCGTCGATGTACGCCTGCCGGTACTTGCCGCCCTCCGCCATGCCGGCCTCGACCATCTCCGTCGTGTCCTTCGTGGCCATCGACGCAAGACGGGAGCTCGCCGTGAAGGCGCTCATGTCAGCGGAGAAGTACAGCGACGGCAGGTTCATCTGGGCAACCCAGAACAGGGCGAAGCCCGACTTCTGCGTACCGGAACGGCCGGCCACCATGACGACCTCGCCATGCCGGGGCCGCACACCCATGGCGTACAGGTCGTCGAACGCCTCTACGCGCGGGAGTTCACGGCCACTTGCAGCATGGAGCGCCAGGGACCTTCCGGGGGTGAGCACTTGCTGTCCTCCTCTCCACGGACGACGACGCGTCCGATACCTACGGCTTCGATCAGGGTCTGGCAGGCCGGGCACGGCTTGCGGGTGACGTACAACGTCGCGTCCAGCAGCTCGTCGGGGTGAATGCCCTTGTCGAGCACGTCACGGATCGCGTTGCGCTCGGCGTGATCGGCCGCACAGTTGGCGTAGTCGCTGTCCGGAGCGCAGTCCTCACGGGACAGCCGGCCTCGGGGACAGTTCCCCGCGGTGGCACATCCAGGGATACCGGGCGGCAGGCCGTTGTAGCCCACGCCCAGGAGCCGCTTACGTCGGCTCAGGATCACGGCGCCCACCTGGGCCCGTGTGCAGTCAGCCATCGTGGCCACTTCGTCGGCGATGCCGAGTGCCCACTCATCTCTCGAAGGTCTCACTCGACCCTCCCTCCTGCGGGCTGGCGCCCGCTCATCCCCCTCCTCTCTTCTCGCAGCGACACTTGCACAGTCAGGTCAGTCGAAGTCGGGAGCGTCCGCCACGGCAGCCTCCGCGGCCTTCTCCCGCTTCTCGGCGTACGCGACGACCGCGTTGCGCACCGCCGAGTCGGTCACCGGACGCCACACCCACGCCGGGTGCGCGCCGGGCTTCTTCGGGGGCACCTGCTCCAGGCGCACGATCGTGGCGCCGCCGACGATGGTCTCCAGGTCGCGGGCGAGGATGGTCTGCTCGATCCTCTGGCCCTTGGTCACCTCGGGGGTGCCGGCCTGGAGCGCGCCGCCGTCCTTGAAGACGGTCACGTCAGCGAGGACGGAGTCCTTCGGGCCGTTCGGGGTCGGGCGCTGACGCTCGAACTGGTGGACCTCCACCAGGATGGCCGGCGCGTCGAGGTTGTCCTTCGGCTTGAACCAGCCGCCGCCCTGGACCGGGATGTCGATGAGGTTGAGAGCCACTGTGTTGATCTCCTTCGTTCGTTGCCCACGCGGGCAGTTACGTTGCGATTACTTGGTGAGGCAGCGAGCCGGCATGTCGCCGGCCTTGCTGTACGCCCAGAGCCCGCACGGTGCGGACGTCCAGGCGAAGATGCTTCCGGCCAGCAGCGCGATCACCGCGATGCAGTAGCCGATGTCGCCCGGCTTCACTGGAGCGACTTGCCCTTCGCCTTCCAGGCCGCCATGACGGCAGCATCGGAGAAGAAGGACTGGTTGCCGGCCCACAGCTTCTTCAAGCCGTCGACCGTGGTCTGCTTCTCGATCTCCCCGAGGATGTAGGCGTTGGGGTCTTCCTTCTTCGGCTCGGTCACACTTGCACTTCCCGGCCAAGGGCCGGAAGACTGCGCAGCCGAAGCCGCCGCCCACGGGTCGTCAGTGGGCTTGGCCGGCTCGGTCGTCTCCTCAACGACCGTGGCCCCGAGGGCGGTCGCGATCAGGCCCTTGCCGTGCGCGATCTGCGTCGCGTTCGTCACCACGCTGGACAGGCTGAGGCCCACCTGCGTGGCCGGGTCCATCCCGAAGAAGTCCAGGATGTCCGCCCTGATCTCCCCGGTCGTCCCCTTGAACACCGCCCAGGTGTCGTCGTAGCTCTTGCCGTACTTGATCGTGACGCTCAGTTCGCTCACTGGTTGCCGTTCCCCTCTCTCTCGCTGTCGTTGCCCACCCGCGGTGTGCAACCTTCGCTTTCTTCGTTGTCCAACTTACACACTCTGGGAGTTGAAATCAACTCCGCTTCATGTGGCCTGCGTCACGAAGGGCTTCATGGCGCCCTTCGTCGAGCGCGCCTTGCGGATCGTGAGTGCAAGGTTCGCCAGCGCCCACCCGATATTCAGGTCGACCCAGTACAAGTTACACACTCCGGTGCCCGCTGGCAAGTGGACGATGATGCCCCAGTCCTGGTTCACGGGAGGCAGCGGCGAGTAAGCCTCGGCCGCCTGCTCCGCGGTGAACTCGGACTTCTTCCAGGTGGCGAACGCCTTCTTGTCCGAAGCGTCCACCGGGAACCTGGTGTGGTCGTACAGCTTGCCGCGCGAGTACACCGCGAGCTGCGATGCCATCTTGAGCTTGCCGTACTCGATCGTGCCCGTCTTGGTGTCCGTGATGAAGTTGCCTTCGATCGGCTTGCCGTCCGGGCCGGGGCCGTCGTAGTACGACAGCCGGTCGAACGTGCCGCCCACGGACAGCTCAGGGACTGCGACGAACTGCTCGATGGCGATGACCTTCAGGACGGACGTGGCCATCATGTACGCGGCCATGTCGTCGAGGTCCGCCCCCGAGATGGTGCTGGGGAGCGGGTCACCGCGGTCGACGTACTCCGACAGGTCGTGCAGGTAGGTGCCCTTGCGCGACTTCTCGTTCGCGCCGGCCGCGTCCTTGGCCTGCTCTGTCAGAGCGTTGAGCTTCTTCTTGTCGTCAGGGTCCTCGGGGTCGAGGGCCCTAGCGGCTTCCAGCAAGTCGGGCCGCTTGGACGATCCGAGCAGGACCATACGCCCCTGCCAGTCGATCAAGCTCGACTTGTCCTCGATGCAGTCGATGAATGTCGTAGTCCGGGTGTGTCCCCGAGGTCTCCCCCCTTCCAAAGGAACGATCAGCGGCCTGCTCCACCCGTCCCGAGGCACGGAGTGATTCGGATGCGCGGGCTTGGACTGTTGCGGGATCTCTATGAGATTCAGGGCCACTCAGTTCTCCTTCGGTCGGGGATATGTGGTCAGGTGCCGGCTGCACCACGCCGGGCTCGTTGGAGCTGAAGCTGTCGAACACCTCACTGATGGCGTCCGGGTAGCTGGTAGCTACAGGGCTGGGGAGCAGGAGCGCGGAGGCGACGCAGGCCGCGAGGGCGAACGTGCTGGCCACTCGCTTGACCGTGGAGCGGGCCGGCCTCGTCGGGGCGACGGGCGGCACAACTGCGTACTCGGTGATGGGAGCAAGGTAGATGCGGACGGTGCCGTCTTCCAGGATCTCGGGCTCGCACTCGTCCTCGTCGAGGAGCTCCAGGCCCCGGCTCTCGGCCGCCTTCAGAACCTCCCTCATCACGCTGGCCTTGTACCCCGGCCTCGCGTCGATGTGGAAGTCGTACTCCTCTTCGTCCACCACGAGGGTGATGAGGGCGTCGGGGGACTTGTACCCACCACACCATCCTCCGCGCGCTGTAGAAGAAGTGACCGCCCCCTCGAAGTCTGCCACTCGATACCCCCTTCTGTGCAAGTGTCGCTGAGATGACTCATCTTGCATGAGCGCTACACGTGCTGTCAAGTGCAGCTTCACCAAACTCTCACTTCCGGAACCTACGACTCCGTAAGCCTCCAAAAGGTTGCACGTCTTTCCAAGATCTTTTGAAGATTAAATGAAGTCCGCCCAGACCGGGTCAGGCGGGCCTAAGCTGGACAACAGAGAGCCCCTCGCAGTTCGGATGCGAGGGGCTCTCACGTACGGGTGCCGGCGTCTACTTGTCGGCGTTGGGGCGGGGTGTTGTCTTGTGCGTCGGGTTGTGGATGAGGTCGTCATCACCCTCCTGACGAGGCACGTAGAAGAAGCCCTCCTCGGTGTCGGGGTCGTAGTGAACGACCGCCTTCTCCTCCTTGAGCATCTCCAGCCAGTTCGCCAGCCGGCCGGAGTCTGTCTCTGTCAGCTCCTTGCCGGCGCGGCGTCGCGCCTCTGCACGAAGCATCGAGAGCGGGTAAGCCCAGCGGTGCTCCTCTTTCACAAACCAGGGGATGAGCTCGTCATCCCGGACGATCCGCCGATCGAGGCCGCGGCGACGACGGAAGTTCCCCCACATAGAGGGGACGGTGTCGATGTTGTACTTCCGCTTGTACTCGTCGATCATCCACGCGTAGGTGCGACCCTCCTCGAACCAGCGGATGACCTCCTGCTCGTCTTGGATCTTGCGCGCTCCCATGTGCCTCCTCGCTGTAAAACTTGATCATGAGCCTGTAACACTTCCACGATACACCTGCACAGTCAACACTGCACAGGTATCGTGGACGTCACACCAACATTCACACCGGAGGGAAGTATGAAGCTGCAAGTCACGGCGTGCGACATCGACCAAAAGTTCCCCGCGAAGACTTACACCATCACAGCGAGCGACGGTCGCACCATCTCGAAGGATCTGTGCGAGGAGCACGCCGAGCCCTTCGAGGAGTGGCTGGAGGAGGCGGAGGTCGCCGCGACCCCCGAGCCGGTGTGTGAACCTGAGACCAAGGCCGAGCCCGCGCCGGCCAAGAAGGCTCCGGCCAAGAAGGCTCCCGCCAAGAGGACTGCGCCCCCGGTCGAGGCGCCGGCCAAGAAGACGCCTGCCCGGCGGCGACCGAAGATCACCAGCCTGGAAGAGATCGAAGCGAAGAAGAGCTGAGACGACGAGAAAGCCCCCGCCAGCCGTCAGGCCAGCGGGGGCTTCTCTCATTCCGAGTCGGTCTGCTCGACGAACCCGAACGCGGTCAGCGCCTGGATGACGAGCGAGATCTGCGGGTAGTCGGTGCCGAAGTAGGTGGCCAGGGACAGGGTCACGCCGAGGCCGGCCGCAACCAGCCCAGCCTTGGACTTGTACCGGGTGGGCAGGGCCGACGCGATACGCGCCAGGCCCTTGCTCGACACCTTCGCGTGCTTGCTCACTTGATGCCTGCCTCCTTCTGGAGCTCCTTGAAGCCGGACTTGCCGATGACCGGGTCGTACGAGACACCCGCGGTCTTCAGGTGCGGGTTCTTGTTGTGGAACCGGGCGACCGCCTTCTGGGTCTCGACGCCGTAGTAGGTGGTGTACGCGCCGGGGATCGGGCCGTAGCCGGCCTTGACCAGGAAGTGCTGGAGATCCTTGACCTGGGCATGCTTGGCGCCGGGCTTCACCGCAGCGTTCAGGGCCACGATCTTCGAGGCCGCGGGCTTGGCCGGAGCAGGCTTGCTCGGGGCCGGCTTGGAGGGGGCGGGCTTGGACTCCGCCTTCGGCGCCTCGTCCTTGAACTTCGGGTCGGCCGACTTGATGCCCTCGGCGAACTTCGGGTAGCCGTAGCCGTACACGTAGGCATCCCGGCGCACGCGCTTCTTCGCGTAGACACCGTCGCCCTCGGCGCTCCCGTTCACGTTCGTGTTGCCCTCGTACGTGTAGATGTAGGTGTCGTCGTAGTCGTAGACGATGCCCGTGTGGGTGCCACCACCCGGACCGAAGAACACCTGCGCACCGATGCCGGGGTACTCGCTGAACCGGCCCTGGCGCTTGTACCAGGCGACCGCGGTTTCGCAGCCAGCCGTCTTGGGGTACAGCGCGGCGACGCCGGCCTCGGCCGCCACCCACGCCACGTACGCGGCGCACCACGGCCAGCCGTAGCCGTCCTGGTCGTAGCCGGGGATCTTGCCGAACCAGCGGTTGTACTTGGAGTCGTTGACCCAGTGGCCGCCCGACTTCTTCTCCTGGGTGCCGACTTCGGCCTTCGCGACCGAGAGAACCTTTGCTACCTGTGACACTTGCACAACCTCCTGTTGTCAGGCCGCGTTTGCGGCCATGTGGTCGTCGAGTCGTTCCGCCACGGCGAGGCGCTCGCGGCGTTCGTGGGCGATGTCGGAGCGCACGGCGGCGATGTCCTCGCTGTGCCGCTCCTGGAGTGCGAGGACCCTGTCGATGCGGTAGGCCACCGCGTCGAGGTCGTCGCGCAGGTTCGTGGAGTGGGTGTTGGCGACCTGGTCGCGCGCTTCCTGCGTGTGCTCGCGCACCTCGTTGATGGCGCCGGCCTGGCGCCGCAGGAGCTCGACGATGACGCCCACCAGGGCGACGCCGAGGGTGCCTCCTGCGGTCACCAGCGCCACTTGCACACTGGAGTCCGTAGCCAGCATGGTCACGAGAGCTTGGCCTCCAGCTCGGCGAGGCGGGCTTCGAGGTCGCTGATCTGCCGGGCCTGACGCTGGGCGAGGGGGACCAGGGCGACGCCGAGGAGGTCGTAGCGCAGGCCGTCCACTTCGCCGTCGAGGTAGTTGATGAGCCAGCCCAGGCCGGCCTTCTCGGTCTCCTCCGCGATGAGGCCGACCTCGTCCTTGCGTCCCTCGCGTACGGTGCCGTCGTCGTCGAGCTGGTCCTTGCGGTCGTAGATGACCGGGCGGAGCTTCAGTACGTCATCGGGGTCGATGGCGTAGTCACGGACGTTCTCCTTGAACTTGATCGAGGAGGTGTTGCGGGCGAAGGTTCCATCTCCCTCGACCCACACCGCGTAGTAAGTGCCGGACCCGGAGACCGAGTTGGCGTGCGGCTTCTTCGAGCCGTTGGCCCAGGAGATCGTGTCGCCGGACTCCAGGTAGCTGGAGTGGGAGTGCGAGGCCGGGGTGAACGTGGTCGGCTTCGAGGTGATCGAGGTCCACGTGTGGGAGTGAGTGGACGGCGGGAAGGTGGCCGGCTCGCCCGTGATCTGCGACCAGTCATGCGTGTGCGAGGTCGGCGCGAACGTCGTCGGCTTGTCGGTGACATCGGCCCACAGGTGAGTGTGCGAGGCCGGGGTGAACGAGGACGGCTTGTTCGTCAGCGTCGACCAGTCGACCGACTGCGAGACGTTGCCCCACGCCGAGCCGTTCCAGAACTCCCACGTGGTGGTCGTGGTGTTGTAGCCCAGGCGCCCGGTACGGGGCGAGGCCGGACGAGTGGCGGTCGTCCAGGCGCCCACCGCCGAGCCGACGAACTGGCGGTCGCTCGTCACGGACGCGGCGGAGATCGAGGTGACGTTGGCGCCGACCGCGACGGTGGCGAGCGACAGCTCGTAGATGCCGGTGTCGGTCTGGGTCAGCGCAGGCGGGGTCGAGGAGCCGGCCGTGCCCGCCTTGACGGCCAGGACGATGGAGTTGAGGCTCGGGTCCAGGCGCAGGACTACGCGGTCCACGCGGGCCGTGGTGTTCGACGCCGTCACCGTCAGCGGCTCGATCGCCGTCGAGTAGATCGCGTGGCCGCGCACGATCGCGAAGCCGGAGTTGACCTTCACGGTCATGCCCGTGCCGTCCGCAGTCACGGACAACCCGGAGCCGCCCACGCTGTCCGCGACGCCGGTGTTCTGGAACTCCCGGAAGAGCCTGGAGTAGTCGGTCTCGGTGACAGTCTGGCTGTCGAAGGGGTAAGACGTGATCGCCACTTGCTGGGCCCTCCTTGGGTTACAGGACGAAAGCGCCGGAGCAGCGGATCGTTTCGCCGACTTCGATGCTGTAGGTGTTCGTGGTTCGGATGGTGACGTTGCCGTCCGCCGTGACGTCGCACTCGCCGTCCGCGAAGCCCGTCGAGTAGAGGGCGGTGACCGTGCGGGCCGGCCAGTAGCCGGAGGGCAGAGTCGCGATGACGACGTCGGCGAGGTTGTACGGGGCGGTGGTGCCCGCGTTGAACTTGGTCGTGACGGCCAGGTCGAAGGCGAACGAGCAGACGCCGTTGATCTTCCGGCCCATGAAGTTGTTCACGGTCACGCCCGAGCCCGGCGTCAGGCCGGACGTCACGACGGTCGGGCTCACGACCGGGGGCGGGTAGAGAGTCGCTCCCACTTGCACACTCCTTACGCGAGGGCCATGACCATCTGGTCGTGGTTGAGCTGGAAGTTGGCCTTCGTGAGCGCGGTCGTCAGGTTCGCCATGCCGCTGACGTAGGCGTTGCGGACGAACGCGCTGGACAGGTTGTGGAAGATCGACGTGTTCGTCGCCGCCTCGTTCTGCGCGTAGAAGTAGTAGAAGTCCGTGGCCGCGCCGGCACTCATCAGGAAGGCGCCCCAGTACCGGCCGGGCTGCAAGGTGACCGACCCGGTGAACGGGAAGGGCACGGCGCCAGCGTGGGAGTTCTGCTGCACGGTGGGCGAGCCGGTCGTCTGGCCTGCGGCCCCGACGTTCGAGATGGCCGTGGTGCCCGAGCTGATGAGGCTGGTGCCGTCCTCCTTGTAGAGGCCGGCGAAGAACCGGGCTGCCGGGACGACGGTCGATCCGGCCCAACCTGCGGCAAACACGAAGAGCTTGCTGACCGTGGTGGGCTCGGTGATGTTGAACCCTGCCAGGTAGGTGCGGCCGATCGTGATCGCGCGACCGACCGTGGGAGTGGCCAGCGTCGCCGGGTCGAGGGACCACGCCTGGAAGCCGAGGGCCTGGGGCGTCCACTCGTTCTTCGCTACCACCGCGGGGATCTGCGCGATGGGCAGGCGCGTCGTCGAGTCGAGCTGGGCGACACCGGAGGCGGCGCCGACCGAGGAGGTCGGGACGGCGGAGACGTCGGATGCGGTCAGCGAGACCGCGCCGGTCTTGGAGTTGACCGAGGTGACGGGTGCCGTCCCTCCTGCCCCGACCTGGAAGACCGTGCCGTCCGCCTGCTTGATGTAGGGCAGGCCGGCCTTCGAGTAGAGGAAGACGCCGCCCGTGGTGGTGGCCGGATCGGTGGCGAGGTCGCGCAGGCCGACAGCTCCGGCCGAGGTGACCTGAGCGGTGCCGTGGTGCACGGTCGTGCCGAAGGTGATCGTGCCGTCCGACCGCTTGGCGTGGATGACGGTCTTGTTGAACGTGCCGTCGTCGTTGCGTGCGGACAGGCGGAAGTCGGAGCCGGCGCCCGTGCCGTCCTCGGCGACGTCGTCGGCCTGGGCCTCCCAGCGGGAGACGCCCGTGCTCATCCATCGGTACACCCGGTAGTTCCCGGCCGGCTTGTCGATGCTCATGTACGTCGAGGCGAGCGTCGCGTTCGCGTTGGACGGCAGGGCGTTGACGTCGGCTGCGGTCAGGGTGACCGAGGTGGCACTCTTGCCGTTCACGGACTGGATGACACCCGCAGGTCCAGCCGGGCCAGCCGCACCGGTCGGGCCAGTGAAGCCGGAGATGGCCGGGTCCGGGATCACGGAGAAGCCCATCAGGCGGTCACCTCCACTCCGCTGATGAAGTACGAGCAGGTCGTCGCGCTGCCCTGGATCTTGACGGTGTCGCCCGCGTCCATCACCTGGGAGATGTCGAGGGTGAAGATGCCGTTACCGGGGAGCGGGGTGTTCGGGATGATCGCCAGCCCGTTGAGCTGGAGCAGGATCGTCGCCGCGCTGGTGCCCGAGTTGGACACGACGATGTTCGTCACGATGGTCGTCGTGTTGGACGGGACCGTGTAGACGGTCGTCAGCGTCGTCGTCGTGGTGCCTCTGGAGAGGCGTGTCGGCTTGTTCGCCATCGGTTACCACACCCCCATGATTTGCATGATCTGGTCGGATGAAGAGGCGCCGCCCCCGGAGTTGGCCTCCAGGTTGGACAGGCGGGTCTCGGTGTTGGTCACGCGCTTGCTCAGGGCCGCGTCCGCGTCGAAGCCGGTGGCGTCGCCGAGCAGGGCGCCGAGCCGGAAGCCGTCCCGGTCTGCCTTGATGACGTAGCCGGTGACGGTGGACTTCAGCTCCTGGTCATCGACGATGACGACCAGGGCGTCGCCGAGTCCCCACTCCTTGCCGAAGCGGGCCTGGCTGTCCTCCATGGGGACGACCTGGACGTTGACCGCGGTGAAGCCTGCGTCTGCGATGGCTTCGTCGCCGGCCTGCTTGAGCTCGGTCCAGTCGTCGGTGTTGCGCTGGTCGACGAACTGCTCGATGCGCCGGCCCCAGTCAGCCTCTGCGGCGATGGACTCGGGGCTGTCGACCTGGAGGAACTGCCGGTCGGTGAGGTCGCCCTGGCCCGCCACGATGGCGCGCGTAACGCCGGGCGGGGAGATGCCGACCTTCTGCCCGGACAGCGTCCCGTTGCGGACGTCGAGGCGGACGAAGGCGGTGCGGTCGGTGATGGCGTAGGTCTCGAAGACCAGGCTCGTCCCGCGCTGCACGACCCGGAAGCCGAGGCCGGCCAGGAGGGCGATCTCGGTGAGCAGGTTGCCCAGCACGGGGAAGCGGGCGGACTGGTTGATGATCGGCCCGCGCGCCTGGTCTGTGCCCATGATGAGCCCCGTCTTGCGACGGGCGGCCGGAGCGAGGGGGCCGATGTTCGCGTTGACGTACGCGTGCATGACGGTCTCGACCCTGCCGGTGCGGACGTCATGCGCTTCGGTCTGGCTGGCGCCGTCCGGGTTGGACGGCTGCGGGAAGGCCAGCGCGTCTGCAAGACAGACGGTGTCTGACACGCCCTCGAAGGAGACCGTGCCGTCCGGGTCG